TCAGATATAGTAACTGATAATTTGACAGCTTTTAACTTGAAAGCGAGTGATGCAACACATTTTTCTGATGTACTTGCTGCAGCATCTTCCAACTCAAATACCAACGTGGCTATGCTTGGAGAGTCTTTTAAGTATGTTGCTCCTGTGGCAGGGGCACTGGGGTATAAGGTTGAAGATGTAGCTGTGGGATTAGGCCTTATGGCAAACCAAGGCATAAAAGCCGGTATGTCAGGTAGAGCCATGAAAAACATATTGTCAAATATGACTAAGCCTACAAAAGAAATGGCTGCGGCTATGCAGACACTTGGAGTCAGCTTGACTGATGATAGCGGAAATATGCTTTCGTTTATGGACATCATGAAAAACTTAAGAAAAGGATTTGCTGGCGGAAACTTAAGCGCAAAAGAGTTTGGAGAAAACTTACAGACGATCAGCGACGGACTTGAAGATGGAGAAATTTCAGAAGGAGAGTACATTGAAAAAATGGAAACTCTTATGACAAGCATGTATGGAACGGGTGCGGCGGAAAAGGCCAGACTTGCTAATATGCTTGCAGGCAAGCAGGGTATGACAGGACTTCTTGCGATAGTGAACTCTTCAGAGGAAGATTTTAACAAGCTCACATCCGCAATACAGAATGCTGATGGTGCGGCGGAGGATATGGCCAATACAAGACTTGACAATTTGCAGGGTGATGTAAAGCTTGCCAAGAGTGCATTGGAAGGATTGGCCATACAAGTGTATGAAGATTCTAAAGGACCTATGCGTGAAGGTGTGCAGATGTTTACCAAGTCTATTCAAGATTTGAATGCATATATCATAAAGAGCGGAGTGGCCAAGAATATAGGTAGAGCATTATCGAAAGGTCTTAAGCAAATGGAGAGTGCAGGCAAAGGCGTTATTGAGTTCGGTAAGTTCGCAACGAAGCACTCAAGTGTAATCCTTGGACTTCTATCAGGTATGGCAGCAGGCTATGCTACATTAAAAGCTGTAGTAATAGGCAATAAGATAGCAAGTGGAATTTCATCTATAACAATGGCACTTTCAAATCCTGTCACGGGAGCTATTGTGGTGGGTGCATTAGCCGTATCTGCAATAGTAGGAGTAACTACAGCTCTTAAGGCTATGAGAGTAGAAGCAGGCAACAGAAGCCTTAGTAAGCATTTTGGCGACTTATCTTTATCAATGAAAGAAGTTGATATTGTGGCAGACAGGCTTGTAAGCAGTAAGTCACTTGAGGGTGTAAGAACTGCTATGAAATCATTTGATGAAGCCACAACATCAATGGATAACTTTACAGATAGCCTTAATGCAGTTAGAAAACTTAATTGGCAAGTGGGTATGGGTATCAAGCTCAGTGATGAAGACAATGCCGCATATAAAGACGACATTGAGAATATGATCTCTTCTTTAAAACAATCTGTAACAAGCGAACAGTATGGTATGGATATGAATCTTGCTTCTATACTTGGAGATAATCCGAACATGGAAGGAATAAGAAGTTCATTTAATAATTACTATACTTCAGTATACTCTGAGCTTGACAGACTGGGCGAAGAGATGAAAAATGCAGTCAATGACGCATTCAATGACGGAATACTTGATATAGATGAGGCTAAGCATCTTGAAGAGCTTGAAAAGCAAATGGCGGATATGAAGGCCAAGTTGGCAAATGACAATCTACAGTCTTCTTTTGATGTTATCAATGCTTCAGGCCTTGGTAATCTTACGCCTGAAAGCTTTAAGGATATCATATCTAAGACAACTGAGAAAGCGAATGAAGCAATGGCTACTTTCTCGGAGAGTCAGGAAAAAGCACTTGCAAGCTTGCATGCACAGTATAAGGATGGCTTTTTGTCAGAAGGTGAGTTTAACAGGCAATATGACATTATTATCAACAGCATACTTGATAATCAAGGTAAGACTATAGGAATGGCTGTAAGCTCACTTACTAAGAATATTAAGGATTCATATTCTACAGAAATGCAGGACTTGATGCCGGAACTGAATGATGTAGTAAACAATGCAATAAACAACGAAGGAAACCTTTATGCACTTAAAGAGCAAGGTGCGATAGCATTCACAGGCATTAAAGACAGTTTGCTGGACGGAATGAAAGTTGATTCGGCTACTAAAGAAGCTATGTCACAGTTGTATAAAGAGCTACAGCCTGACATGGAAAAGATGAATGCGATTGCAGAGAGCTACAAGAAGGCAGGACTACAAATACCTGACGAGCTGGCAAATGCGTTACATGAATCTGCTACTATAGGAGCATTGGCAGGAGATGAGGCGAGCCTTTGGTATCTATACGGTGAAAAGATTGCTAATGATCCGAATTATGCCGATATACTCAGTACAATGCAAAAGCAGGGAGTAGAGATACCGCAGGCATTAATGAATGGATTGCAGGCAAGCGGTGTACTGGATCAGGCAGGTAATATAGTGTATGGAAAGATAAATAATTCTGTACAGTCTGCAATGGCCATGCCGATAAAAGCCGTGGCCAAGTTCGATCTTGAAGCTGTATATAATGTTAGCCCTAATGTACTTAGCAATAAGGCCAGAGCGGAGGCGCAGGCAGCAGCAGTAGGTAAGCAAATGGCAAGCTTAAAAACAAATAGGATAACAGGTTTGCCGGCATATGCAAGCGGTGGGATTATTGAAAAGCCTACCTTGGCCACTTTCGCAGAGGACGGACCAGAGGCGGCTATACCGCTTGACGGGTCAGCACGTGCTATATCTTTATGGGCAA